ATGCAAGAGGGGGGTAGGTTTTGCGAGACCCCTCCCCCCTCTACTTCAAACTGTCTCCATGTTTGATATCTTTCTGTGCACTCCAGACAGATTCTCTCTAACAATTTCATCAATTGCTTCATCAATTGCAAGCTCTTGATCTGCATCAGAGAGATCGTTAGAAGTTCTAACCACACGAGCGAGGAGGCCGGTGCTTTGATAGCCACGCGATTCATCGAATGAGTACCACTCATCCCATTCAGTGAATGGATTGAATGGATTGTCAACTGTGGTCAGCATGTATTCAACATTCAATCTACTCACCACCTAAACTTCTCTTAAGAGTGGTTAGAGATACACCTAAAGCATCAGCTATCTCAGCCTGTGTGTATCCAGCAGCAGCCATAGAGAGAGCACGTTGTTGTTTAGCATTCGTCATCAACAAACGTTCTTTTGGTGTGGCACGCTGTTTGACTTGATCTAAGTCTGTGTTGTCTAGAATAGAGTTCAGTTTGTTAGTACTGATAGCTCCTGCCTGTATGGCATCCCATTCAACATCAGTTATGTCGACACGTTTCTTAGAAGCACCCGTTCTAGCACGAGCTGCGGCTAATGCCTGAGACTTTACTTTCTTTAGCTCGGCGTGGTCCATGTCGGGGTTTGCTTGACGCTTCTGAGAAACTATAGTGTTGGCTACAAGCTGGGCCCGTCTTTCGAGGGGGGCGTTTCTCAAAGCGACGTTCAATTTCGCATCGAGGGAGGCTACTTGTTCTGCATACACCTTCTTTGCAGAAGGTGAGTAAGGTGTGTACTTTGTTCTGACTGAAGCCTTCCTTGCTTCGCTAGCTAGACTCTTGAGACGATTGGAATGTGCAGCATACACTTCTTCCATAGGGGTACCTGATGAAAGAGAGCGTGCATCGTCAGTCTCAGCAAGCTTCTTAGACTTCGTGGTCTTAGTAACAACCTTCCCATCTTTGTTTACGAACGAGGCCCCTGTTTCTGTATAGATCTTTCTACCTGTGATGGGGTCAGTTCGAAAACCTTGCTTCCTCTCAGGAACTCTGATTTCAGAAGATGCCTTTGAGATCAGTGTCGCAGCACCTGCAGTAGGACCACCCTGATACTTGGCTTTGAGTTGAGCAATACCATTGTCAAGACTCGACTGTTTCCAGTTGAGCTCATGTTTCTCAGCATCGATGACAACCATCGAATGTCGAACAGCTCGAGCAAGCTCTGAGGTGTTGGCGCCCTTGATTGTCATGTCGGTGATGAGATTAGAAACAACACCCATCTCAATTTGTTTCTGCCGAGCAGTCATCCGTTTGATGGGACTATCTTTCGGCAATTTGTACATTTGAGGATCAAAGTTCTTCAAACCCTCTAATGTTTGAGATGACTTGACTTTGCCTTGATTGTTTGGGATGACCAGTACTGTGTCACCATCGAAGTCTGCACCCGACAACTTCTCAGCAGTCTTAGGATTGATACCGACTGCGTCGGCCGCGTTCCCTAATAACTTCTTAGCTTCGGGGTGGCGATTGTTGACCGTCAGTTCTGGAATCTCGAAGATACCACCATGCGGATGACGAATCAGTACGACTTTTTCGCCATTCCTGTAGTTAGGTGCATAGATCTCCGTCTCCTTCATGGAATGAACAGGAAGGATAACGTGATTGCCTTGGCGAGGCAGGTGATGTGCTTTCAGATGAACTGCTGATGAATCAACATCATCGGCAAAGGAATCCAGAAGTTTCTGACGAACTGAAGGGTTGGTGAGAGCCATGATTTCATCAAGCTCTCTCTTCTTCCTGTCGTAAGTCATGTCGAGCTGAGTCTTCGCTAGCCTAGGACTCTGCTTGGACAGCATTTGGGAAGACAAGGTTCGAGACCAGCGCTCCCAATCTCCTTCTTCATTGACGATGTTGTGAACTCCACGTTGACCACCTGGTTTGATGGACGCACCGAAAGGATTCTCCTGATCGATGTTTCCATCTTTGTCAGTCTTCATGGGTTTCATCGCATCGAGCTTATTACCCGTGTTCTTCTTGTTGGTGTTGAACATCAGATCGACACCAGGCGGAAGATCATCCTTGTACATCGCCATGCCTTTTAGATAATGCGTGCCATCTACGGCAATACGCACCTGAGCATAGCGAGCTCCACCAAGAGAAATATCTTTCAAGCCAGGCCGAACGTAGATCACACCATCCGCATCAGTTCCACCTTGTTCTGCGTAACGGACCGCGACTCGCCTAGAACTGATTGATTTTGGTGGCCGAATACCCTCATAACTCAATCCCCCATCTTCTGAGTGTTGAGTCACCGGCTTGATATCACCACGATTCTTGAACACTTCGCTATACTTTGTGCCAGGTGCAGCAAGAACTTTGATGGTTGTCTGCTGGCCTGTACCAAGTTGCTCGACTTTGACGTAATGGACTGTGTAACCTTCTTCTTGCAAACGGGCGACTGCAGTTTTGAGTTTGGTATCACTCACGCCCATGTGCAATTCAGTACCGGTACCAATATCCACGTACTTCTTTTGTGTTACCTGATCCTTCAGCATATTAGCTGTCGTCTCGAGAACGTCAGCTCGGTGCTTCTGACCGGGTTCGAGAAGGGCACGGACGGAAGATTCATTGATCTTCATCTTTTGTCCGATAGCTACGTTAGAATATCCCTTTGCCTTGAGACGTTCTGCGGTAGCAATATCAGCTTGCTTCTCCTCATTTCGAGCAATGGACTTGGCTGCACGAAGTTGAGTGGTGGTGAGACCAAAACCGTCGGCAATCTCCTTTTCACTCATGCCTTCTTTGCGAAGTTTCTCTACGATATCAAGGAACGAACGATTCCTTTGACTCTGGGTGCCACCAGAGCCCCAAGGATAGCGACCTGATTTGCGGAGGATACCGTAGTGCTTAAGGTGTGCACCTTCATCTATAATCAAGACACGTCCTCCGATCTCAGATAGTTAATTCGCTTGTCGAAGAACTTGATCTTCTCCATGATGTGGAATATCTCGTCGGGGTCAGCGAGTTCGAGAACCACATCATCGTTTTGGTAGATACGAAGTTCGATCTTGATCTCGAAGGGGGTGAACTTATACTCGAGACAGAACAGGGCCGCATAGATCTTCAGCTGTGTCATGGATGCCGGTGTTTTACCAGTCTTGAGATCATGGACTCTCAAGGTCTTGTTACGAAACCCGACAGCGTCCGCATGACCATAGCAATTATCTGAGTAATACAGAAGTTGCTCGGGTATCATACCGAAGCCGATGGCATCATTGACATACTGATTTAATGTGGCCTTGGTGTCGGGTAGCTTCACCTTCAACAAGATTGCCTGATTGGCGAAATCGTGAAGTTGGGTTCCTCTGCGAGCTTCCTGATTAGACCAGTAGACACGATCGAGTTTGTCTTCCTCATAGTTGATCCAAGCGGGGCTGCTTGGACTAAGGAAGGAGTGTGTGCCGGCCAACTTGTTCGCGAGACCGTAGTGTGCGTTCAAATTCATTGAGAACTTCCTCTTCGTTCTCGGGGTAGATGATCGCAGCGAAAGACATCTCATTCATCCTCTCGACATACCACATTTGGTTGGGTCGAGACGGAGCTCCACGATATGCCTTTACTTCGAACATTCCCCAGAACCATCCGATAAGGACGGTGAGATCTAGAATTCCCTGTCGGTAGTTGGGGTCATTCTTGAGAACTACAGATCCGGGGAATCGATCTTGAATTCGTTTGATGAGCCCTGTTTGATAGGCAGCTTCAGTTCTGGACACTTCTGCTCCTTGGGTGGGTCAAAAATAAAAAGGCTTGTTTCCACCCCTTCTATTATAATCGTTGTTTTTTCCACGATTGTTAACTAAGTTAGTTGTCAAAAATTTTCTTGTGAGAAAACTTTATATAATTTAACACTATATACTATATTAATTAAGGTCGGAGGAAGTATAAAGAGTTTACGTGAGTTTTGACAGAAAGTTTTTGCTGAAAAACGTTTTTGACAAGATTTTTGACAAAACCGTGCCCGTTTTGCCCTAGCTTGCCCCACTGCATCCACCCAGGCCCGACTTACCCTAATACGCCGGGCCTGTCCACAAATTTCATCCCTCTATGTCCTATTTCGTCACTCCTATGTCCCTATTTGCCCTACTTTCTCCCTCCACTCACGCTCGTTAAACGACCTCTTTTCAGCCAAACTTTCGACTATCAAATTATCTATGACAGAATTTGACAAGAGAGTGTAGTAAAACAGGTCCGAATAGGGTGTATTTATCCTATCAATCCTACCATGTGCCTGATGCCATAGTTTGTACGAATACGTCAACGAGTAAAATACCATCGCATCAGTGGTCGTACAGTTCCATCCCTCCGCACCCGCTGTATACTGAACAAGATACACCCACGATTCAGACGTAGGAACATTCTCATGTTTGTGGCCATTCCATTCCGCTATTTGGATCGAGTTTGATGAGTCTCCCAGCACAGAACTCTTGGATGAGATATGACTCGGGATCGAGTTCGGATTTCTTTCTATCTGGATGCGGGGGGTTTGCTCCGCTAATTTTCCAAAGCTCATCCCGGAATTCTTGGTAGAGCTCTCCGAGCGGAGTTCCTTTCTCGAGAAGTTCTTCAAGGTTCTCAGGAGTTGCAGTTCGTAGTTGAAGTTGTAGAAGACAATCATTCTCGGATGTGTAACCAACAGCTCCTTCAGGGTGTCTAAGCGCGATCTGTCGGAATTGACAACCTTCCTCATCACAAGAAAGAGTTCCGCTACGTCCCTGATTGGCCGGTCCTCGTAGACATGCCATCTGTCGTTCAACACCTTTCTGAATAGTTCTTTGTCGTAATCGACCTGGATCGTACGAGAGTGTCTCGTGGTGGTAGGTTGGTATGGCATCTCCACTAAAAGTTCGTTACGGTGGCGTACAAGGCGGTTTACGTTGACGTACCGATCCACCTTGGGGAACCGAGTAAACGTGTTATAAACTACGTGTTCGCGCTTGAACTCCGTACGATTCTTGTAAAACCCGTTGGCGACAAAGACTGGGATATAATCAAGCCATGTATCTCCCGGTGTAGCGCTGAGAAGGATCCATCGGTTCTTCTTGGCAATTCGTTCGAAGGCGCCAACCCAACTCCCAGAACCGACCAACCGCTGCTCGTCAAAGATAAATAGAGCTCCTTCAACCTCCCTATATTTTCCGATATTGTTCCAGGAATCGACAGTAAGAACTCCTGCGGTTGTTGCATCCCTAGTCTTTCCAACGCCGTACTTCGCGAACTCGCTTTCCCAATCAAGAGAGTTACGCTTCTTTGCGGTGGTAATAACGAAAACATCTCTTGGTGCCTCCTTGCGAATGTAGTAGGTTGCCGCGGTGATTGACTTACCTACCCCCGTCCCCCCCCAAAGGATCTTCCCGTTCGAGAGCTTCTTCAATGCTTCTTCTTGATGGGGGTGGAGGTTTACCATCACTACTCCTCCAATAAATCAGCTGGACCTCGTCCTCCTTGCCCTGTCGTTTGATCTCGTCTACCACCCATTTCTGAGTTTCCTCGTCCGCTATATCGAGGTCGACATAGACAGTATGAACTGTTTGCAGATTCAGTTCTCTCTTCTCCATAATTCCTCCCTACAAGCGCCCGGCCCAGTCAGCGCAACACGCACACAGAAACAGTGCCAGAAGGATGCCGGCAGTGATGAGAAACCATCTTATGAGAGTCTCCACTATTACTTTCCTTTTCGCCATGCCAACCACAGCTTAACGAATCCCGTAATAACGCCTCCGAAAAGAACGCCCACTACTATTTGCCAAGTCATTTCATTCCTCTTATGTTCTGGTGCTTCACGCAAAGCCAGGTCCACTCCGTTTGGTGTCTCTCGTATGGCTGTTTGGTGATCGGGCCATTACAAGGATCTTTAGGATCTTGGTCATTACATTTCGGATTAGGTTGATTAACCCAGATTGGCATTTCTCCTCCAAAAATTAAAAGGCCGGAAAAGGGGCCGAAGCCCCCTCTCCAACTATCCCGTGAAACCCATCGCCAGGGCCTCGTCCTTGAGCGCCTCCTGGTACCCCTTGTCGAGCGACTTCCAGAACAAGCTGAACTCCGTCAAGCCCAGCTCACGGACCTTCGTACCGTCGGACAGCCTTCATGATGATTCTCCTTAGTATAAGGGGGTTTTGTTAAACGTTTTCTCCACGTGCGCCGTTACACGCTGGACACGTGATCTTTTCGTAAGTCTTCTTTTCAGCATTCCACACCGTGACACTGCCATTTCCTTTGCAGTAATCACATGACTTCCAAACCATCGGGGTCTCCTTAAGATCTTAAAGAGGGGTGCAACGTGGAGAGTCACACCCCTCCTTCTCGGCGGTCAGTGCGTGGCAAACCTGTAAAGGGGATAAACCCCAACCGCCAAGTCTCTGTGTTAAAGAGTGACCTGGTGATATTACGTTCATGCTCGTCTAAGACGCCGAACGACTTAATCACCAGGCCCTCTCTCAGCGGTCAGTCCTTGGATCTGGATGCTGTGCGAACCAAGAAGTGGCAGAGACTGTAAATGGGTATATGACCCAACCCGCTAAGACTTTGATGCAGGAAGATTCGGGATGTCGATCCCGTGCTTACCGCATGCTTTCTGTAGTTCCGTCCAGGCCAGCTTCATCGCCAGCAAGGCTCCCATGGTGGCGTCCAGACTTGCATCGTCGTCCGCCATGACCGCATCTACCTTCTCCAGCGTATCGACCAAAGTCACGCCGGCGATCCTGATGTCGGCATCCTGGGAGTTCTGGAACTTCGCCCGAGTTTCGGCAAAGCCCAACTTCGGCTTCTCGCCCTTGATCTTCGCTCGATCGGCCGTTTCCTGACAACTGATGATGCCGGAGTCGGGAGGTTGTGTCGTACTCTGAATCACCGCCTCGATCGGGCTTGTGGTGGAGCTCGGCGTGGTCGGTCCAGCGAATGCGATCCAGGTTCCCGTGGCCATTATGAGTACCACGACTCCAACAATGAGCATGACTTTCTTCATGTTAAAACCTCCATAGTCTAACGATCTTACGCAAGGAATAGAACCGAACAGTCCTACTCCCCACGTACAAACGTCAGATCTCCACTCGCAGTTCCACCTGACAGAA